ATTAAATACTGCTCAAGTAAAAAGAGATTTAAAAACAATAGGCGATGGAATAGGAAACTTAGGTAAAAAACAGGCAAGAGGATCTAAGTCAGCTTTATCAGACGCAGAAAAACAGTTAAAACTAGAAAATACTGCTCTTGCACTTAAAAATAGAGGTTTGGGTTTATCACTCAAGGCTCTTCCTCTTCAGTTGAAGGGAGTTAAACTCGATGAGGCTGCTTTAAAAATACAACAAGCTACTGCTGATGCAGAAAAATTTGAATTTGATCTAGCTAAAAATTCTCTACTTTTAGCGGACAAAGACATAAAGAAAGCACAAATAAGATTTAAAGCCCAAAATGATATAAATAAAGCAACAGCTAAAACAGTTAGAGTAGAAAATACTGTAAATAAACAACTACGGGAAAGAACAAAAACTTTAGGTCAAATAGTAAAACTTAGAAATTTGGGAAGTTCTGCTGGAAGATTAGCAGGAAGATTTGAGTTTGAAGAGGCTTTAAATACTAGAGCACCAGGTGGAGGAATGTTAGCTCTTCCTAGTGCAGAAATGCTGGATCAAAGAGTTAGAGGATCAGGACAGGCAGGAGGCTTCAGTAGAAAAATACCAAGATTTAGACTACCCAGACCAAGCAGAGGATTTGACGTTGGAAGTGCATTAATTAGTGGAGGTTTTCCCTTACTATTCGGGCAAGGCCCAATAGGTGCTATAGCTGGTGGCCTCGGTGGTGGTATCGGCGGAATGTTCGGCCAGATGGGTGGTTTTGCAGGAGGTATTGCAGCTACAGCCATAGTTCAACAGGTTCAAAATACAATAGCTGCTGTATCAAAATTAGGACAGGCATTTAACACACTAACTCCTGATGTAGAAGGACTTACAGCAGCTTTAGGAGCAAGTGGAACAGAAAGAGAAAGACAAATACAGTTGATTAAAAAGACAGAAGGAACTCAAGCAGCATTAGCAGCCGTAACTGAGCAAATGAACCAACAGATAGGAGAAAAAGGAGTCAAGAATCTAAAAGAATTTGGAGAAACCAGCAGATTAATAGGAAATGCGTTCCAGTTGTTAGGAACTAAAATGTTAGCAGCCCTAGCACCTATATTAAAATTACTCGCTACTCCTATAACAGCAGAGGCAGCAAGAGCAGAAACAAATAGACTTGCAAACGTAGGAGGAGCAGCTACCGATCCAATATTATTAGATTTACAGACACGATTAGAAAATGTTAGTGGCGGTAGATCTGGACAAAAACAAGCTGACAAAATAAGAGCACAAATAGAGGCTAGAAAAGAAGAGCTTGCAATAATAGGAAAAGGAATAGAAAGACAAAGAACTGTAAATTTAATTGAAGATTCAAGACTCAAGAAAATAAGACAGCAAAATGAGTTATTACAAGCAAAAATTAATGGCAACCATGAAGAGGTTTTACTGGCACAAGAACTTGATGCAAAGATAAAAGAAATGCTAGAAGATGGAATGACAGAACAAGAAATAGATCGTAAAAAGATTGAAGATCTTTTAAGACAAAATAATTTATTAGAAAAACAAGCAGAACAAGCAGAAAAAATAAAACAACAGTTTGCATCATTAGGTCAATCACTTGCAACAGATGTTGCTGATGGCCTACAAGGTCTTATCCGTGGAACGTCAACACTCAACGATATGCTAAACAATGTATTGAACAAACTAATTGATGCTGCATTTAACATGGCATTATTTGGCAACCCAGGGGGAACACTAGGTGGTGGAGGTTTATTTGGTTCGTTATTTAGTGGAATAGGTTCTTTGTTTAATAAAGGTCCGTTTGGAGGAGCACCTTTAGGTCCATTAGGTAATCCTTTAAGTCAGCATACTGATTTAACAGTAGGAGTAAGAGCAGGAGGAGGTTCAGTAAAAGCAGGAAGTGGTTATCTTGTAGGAGAAAGAGGACCAGAATTATTTACACCAGGAGTTTCTGGTATGGTTACACCAAATCATGCTCTTGGCGGTACAACAAATGTTGTAGTGAATGTAGATGCTTCTGGATCTTCTGTTGAAGGAGATGAAGAGCAGAGTAGAGAACTTGGTCGAATTATCTCAGCAGCGATACAATCAGAATTAATAAAACAAAAACGACCAGGAGGTATGCTTTCATAATGGCTACATTCCCTTCAATAAAACCTACATACGGGCAACAAAAAAGATCCGCACCAAACACCAGAACAATTCGTTTTGCTGATGGGTTTGAACATAGAATATTATTTGGGTTAGCGGAACATCAAAATCCCAAAGTTTATAATTTCACTTTTGAAGTCTCTGAAACGCAAGCAGATGAGATAGAAACATTCCTTGATGCCCGTGCAAACGATAGTGCCAGTTTTGATTTTGAAGCACCAGGTCAAACTGCTGCACAAAAGTTTGTTTGCGAAACTTGGTCAAAATCTATACCATATAACAATAGAGCAACGATCCGAACAACATTTCGAGAAGTATTTGAACCATGAGCACTGCTCCGATAATTACTGATCTACAGAAGATCAATCCTTCAGCAATAATTGAATTATTTACATTAACTACTGATGCAACTTTGCATGGTTCTGCACAAACCTATAGATTCCACAATGGAACGAGTTTAAATGCTAACGGAGATATTATCTGGGCTGGTAATCAATATTTAAAAATGCCTATAGAAGCAGAAGGTTTTGCGTTTCAAAAAGGTCAGCTTCCCAGACCAACTCTTACTGTCAGTAATGCACTTGGAACTATCACAGCTATTTTGCTAAATGTAAATGCTGTGACTACGGGAAATGATTTAACGGGAGCTACTGTAACAAGAATTAGAACATTGGCACGTTATCTTGATGCTGTTAATTTTCCTGTAACGACAACTAGCACTACGACTACAACAACAATCGCTGATCCTGCTGATGCCGAAACCGTAACTTACACTGTTACTGTTCATAACCCTGGAAGCGGAAATATTTTCAGAATTAACGGTGTTAATAATCCTGTAATCACAATGAAAAGAGGATCTACATACATTTTTGACCAATCAGATGCAACAAATAGTGGACATCCTTTAGCAATAAAATCTGATGCAGGAGGATCACAAACAACAACTGTATCTGGAACTGCTGGAAATGCAGGAGCTACAGTAACTTATGCTCCAGCATATCCCTCTGCTCCAAATGACCTTAGATACTATTGCACAGTTCATGGTAACGGAATGGGGAATACTATTACAATGAATGACCCAAACACAACAACTGCGGAGGCTACAACTACTACTTCTACACAAACAAATCCTTTGGGAACACCAGATCCTACAGCAGAGTTTCCGCAAGAAATTTATAAAATAGATAGAAAATCATCAGAAAATAGAGAAGCCGTACAGTTTGAACTTGCTTCAGTGCTAGATCTTGCTGGAATAAGAGCACCAATGCGTCAGTGTACCAGAACTGAATTTCCTTCTATTGGTACGTTCATAACATGAGTTGGAAATATAAAGCACTACTTCACGCCCAACGAGAAGATCCTAAAGAGTCTTGTGGGCTTTTACTGAATGTCCGAGGAAAAGAAAAATATTTTCCTTGTCGTAATTTATCAATGACAAATCATCAATGTTTCATTATTGATCCAGAAGATTACTTAAAAGCTGATAATACTGGAGAGATAACAGCCGTTGTTCACAGTCACCCCATAACACCTCCAACTCCTAGTCAGGCTGATAAAATTAGTTGTGAGCAAAGTAATCTCCCGTGGCATATTGTTAATCCTAAAACAGAACAATGGGGATATTGTGAACCTTGTGGATATAAACCACCTTTACTCGGTAGACCTTGGGTTTGGGGTGTAACCGATTGTTGGAGTTTAGTTAGAGATTGGTATAAAGAGGAGAAAGGTATCGAACTGAAAGATTGGGATAGACCTACAACTCCAGAAGAATTTATTCTTAATCCTTTGTTTGAAAGTTGTGCTTGGAGAACTGGTTTTAGAGAACTTAGACCAGATGAAAAAACAATGAATGGCGATGCACTATTAATGTCGATTGGATCTACTGGTTTAAATCATGTAGCTATTTTCTTAGATGGAGATGTTTTACACCATTTAACCGATAGACTATCTTGTAGAGAGCCTTATTCTCAATGGCTACTGAAATGTACAGGAGGGAGGTATCGCTATGTTGCGTAAAGTAAAACTATATGGAGAACTAGCTAAATTTGTAGGCCATAGGGAGTTTGAAGTAAAAGTAGACAGTATCGGCGGAGCAGTAAGTTTTTTAATAAATAATTTCCCTGGAATCGAAAAGTATATGTCTCCAAGGTATTACCAAGTAAAAGTAGGTAATTATGAAATAGGAGAAGATGAATTACATTATCCTATTGGGCAAAAAGAGGATATACATTTCGTTCCAGTTATCAGTGGTGCTGGAGGAAGAGGATTAGGTAAAACTTTATTAGGAGTAGCTTTGATTGGTATAGCAATAGCAGCACCAGGAGCAGGGTTTTTAGCTGGAGGAAATCTGGGTTTTGCAGGAGCAGGAGCAATGGCAGGAAAGTTTAGTATTGCAGCTACTCTTGGAAACATTGGAATAGGACTAACTTTGATGGGAGTATCTGAAATGCTTACTCCTCTACCTCCAAAAAGAGATTTTAATAGTGAGGAAGATCCAAGACTGTCTTACAATTTTTCTGGAACTCAAAACACCTCAAGGGCTGGAACTCCCGTTCCAATCTGTTACGGAGAAATAATAACTGGATCGGTGGTAATCAGTGGTTCAATCGACACTCAACAGGTACAAGCATGACAAAACCTAAAGGTATTCAAGGTTCTGGTGGCCCACCAAGTCCTCCACCTCCTCCTCAACCAACCAGAACACCCGACAATTTACATAGTAGACAGTTTTCTACTATCCTCGATTTAATTTCTGAGGGAGAAATTGAGGGGTTTGCCAGTGCCTCAAAAGAAGGAAGAACACAAGGAACTACTGCATATAACAATGCTGCATTAAAAGATGTATTTTTGAACGACACTCCTGTTTTAAAAGCATCGGCTGACTCCACCAATCCAAGTACAACTGATTTCAACTTCCAAGACGTAAGTTTTACTCCCAGATTTGGAACTGCGAACCAGACAAAAATTCCAGGTGTTGAAAGTAGTTCATCTGTAACATCAGTCGGAGTTACTGTTACTGCCTCTACACCAGTTACAAGACAAATAACAAATACAAATGTAGATGCAGTAAACGTAACAGTAACTTTTCCTCAACTTCAAAGAGCAACAGATAAGGGAGATCTACTTGGATCGTCTGTATCTTTAAAAATTTCAGTTCAATATAATTCTGGTGGTTTTACCGATGTCATCAGTGACACAGTTACAGGTAGAACTGCTGATGCTTACCAAAGAGACTACAGAGTAAATCTCACTGGTGCTTTTCCAGTAGACATAAGAGTTAGTCGAGTTACAGCAGATAGCACAAGTTCAAGCCTTATTGATTCATTTTTGTGGACAAGTTTTGGCGAAATAATTGATGATGCCAGTACTTATGCCAATAGTGCTTATGCTTCTATTCGATTGGACTCAATGCAGTTTCAATCAATACCAAGTAGAAAATATCGTGTCAGAGGAGTAAAAGTAAGGATTCCTGGTGCTGGTGCAAACAGTTCGGGTACTCCAAGTGTGGACAGTGCAACGGGCAGGATAGTGTACCCAGACGGATACATTTTTAATGGAGTTATGGGTGCTGCTCAATGGTGCTCGTGCCCAAGCATGGTGCTACTGGACTTACTTTTGGACACACGCTATGGATTTGGCAATCACATAACAGAAAGTTCTCTTGATCTTTTTTCTTTTGTAAATGCAAGTAAGTTTGCAAATACATTG